GGATCATAAGCAGTATCCTGAAACCAAAGTATTTTCGGTTTATCTTCTAATGTCCTAACTCTAGAAAGTATAATCTGAAAATGATTCCACAACTCAGGATCTATTCTTTCCTTGATACGATTATAGACCAATTCACTTCCACCTTTTGCATCTTTAGATATCTCGGCTATATCTTCTACATCCTCTTTTTCATCCGTTTCTTCTTTTGGTTTCGTAGAATACTTTTCGGCCACCTTCCGCATTCGTTCTTTGTCAGAATCATCAAATACCACTAAACTCATAGGCTATATCTCCCCTTCTTTAGAACCATGATGTGAAACAACTGTTACCCTATTAAAATATGTATCTTTCCCGCCATCGTAATTATTATACTGATGACGAGCAACCGTTGCTTTTATAAGAAAACACTCATCAAGTGAAAGCTCCTCCATGAAGTCAGAACCATCAGTTTGTAATTTATAATGATAAAAAAATCCACGATTTCCGTTACGATCAACTATACGATGAACTTTGTAATCTTCTTTCTCAATTACCTTTACCAACTTAACAAAGAACTCGCCTTTTTGTTTTGTGGTTCCAATAAAATCAAGAGCTTTAAGCGACTCTTTATCTATTCTATTTTTTTTAACTCTGAGAAAATTATTGACAACTGGCGCGACAAACGACATTTTTCCTGCGGAGACGGATTCAAGAGGTTGTAATTTTAAAGTTTTTGCATCCAACTTTGTGAGAGCTGATTTAGCATCACGCATAAAATCGTTAGCTGCATCCACCATCAAAAAATCAAGAACTTTATCAATTCGTTCATCTATCAAATTCATTGTAAGTTTTTCATCCAAATGATTTCTAACTTTAGCAGCGGTTGTATCTGAAATACTTTCAGCCGCAGCCTTAGAAACAAATCCTTCCATACTGATAAACGATAACGACACCGCAATAGCGGCTTTCATATTATATTCCATATTAATCTTTTTTACTCATTTACTTATATTATAACAGATCAAGCCTCAAATGTCAAGTTTTTTAATCACTATCTGGTCGTCTTTTTGTAAAAGTCTGTGAAAAAGGATCTATTACTTTATACCACTTACCCATCTGTTCATCATAAACATGTTTCTCTCCTTTTCTGTACCGTACTTTATCAGTATCAGCTGGAGGTGGTTCTTTTTTTGAGGGGTCAAGTTTTAAAAGTTCAAGTCTAATTTGTTCGTTAATTCTTTCAGCTTTTGATCTTTTTTTTCTGTTCATAGCCGTGTTTGCAAATAAAATAGGAATCTACTATATCGGAAACCGGATTACCGATTTCGGTTGAATTGGGAGCCAGGTCTTTACGAAAATCAAATTCCGTTTGTTCGACAAAACTTTCGTACATATCTCCTTTGGAAGAATTGCCTTTACCTGTAGCCGTTTTTTTAATTGTGGTTGGCGCAAAAGTTTCATATTTGATATCACGTTGCCAAAACTTATGTTTCAATACTCCAACATTTTCTCCTATATGGAATACTCTTCCAGTTGCAGCAAATGCATAATCTTCAAAATATACATTAGATTTTATAAAATTAATTGAGAATATATCAAGAACCCATTCTGATAATTCATTATATCTTTCTGATTCCGTAGTATATTCTATTGGGGAATAAGAAAATAAATTTTTATGTGGAAGTTGTAATTGATGCTTCGTTTGCGCAAAGAAATGAAATTCGCAATTATTGAAATCAAACTCTTCATTTTGAATATCACATACACATATACAAGGTGAAGTTAGAGAGTAATCTACTCCTGCAATTTTAGTAATGATAATCTCCTTCATCATCATCTTCTACTTCCAAAAGAGTTCCACAAAAAGAACAATGCTCAATTGGATTTGGTTCAGAATGCTCTATTCTATAAGATACACCACAAAAATGACAATCTATTGTCACTTCTACTTCCAAGGGTTCCTTCATCTATAATTTTTTCCATGAATTTTGCGCAAAATACTCCCCTGATTTAAAATAACGAAATTTCAATTTATATTATAAAGACTTAAAACTTTTGACAGTCTTGTAAAAACCGATATTCGGTTTTCCAATACTTCAACTCTTTTTCAATTTGTTCTACCTCAGGCAAAACAGAATGAGATGTAGAATATAGGCCTTCTAATTTTTCTTTATAATATTCATAATGTTGTCTAGCTTCCTCTAATGAGGTTAAATGATGCTCTACTTGAACGTACACTTTTCCTTATGATGGAAAAAAGTTTAAACGGATTAAAACAAACGGTTCCTAAACTAAAATGATCTGCTCCTATCGCATCATAATAGCAAATCATATCATAACAATAAATTCCACCACCGGCAATGACTTCTACATCGCCATATTTTTCCTTTATGTATCTAATGTGTTTAGACGCATACGGAATTATTTGCCTTCCGCTTAAACCACCATCATAATGAGGTAGAGTATTACAGCAATGAAATTGCCGAAACCCCATATCAACTAATTTATCTATATCCCACTCACTTGAAAGAGGTGATATCTTCACAATCATCCACTCTCTAAATTTTGAAATGAATTTTTTTATTATATAAAAAGGAATTCCATTTTCTTCAATATTGGGACATGATAAATTAAGTTCCAAATTAACATTATGTGGAACGATTTCCAACAATTGAAACCATTCTTTTTCTGTGAGCCCTGTTATACTAAGGACTTCACTTAATTGCTTGTATTTAGACAAACCAAAATCTATACCTGGATTTCTTAATTCCAATCTATTAACCCACCCATCACCAGGTACATATCTCAAGGTTTTAATAATCTGTTTTAATCTTCCTTTTCTTGGATGTAAGGTATAAGTTCCTACTACAGAAAGAGTATTTGGAAATTTTAAATAATTTCCAAATGGGGCAGCAATAAACAGCATAATACATTATGATAATTCACACCCATCCGGTCCCGTACAAGCCAATTCCTGTGATGCAATTGTGTAATCTTGCTTTTCAAAATCTGCTAAACCTTTCCAATTAACCGCCTTCGGCATAACTTTTAACATTTCTTCATATTCCTTTTTGGAACAATCTTGGTACGGTGCTTGTCGATAAGTATGATCACTAAATGGTAAAAAACTAATACCACTTATGTCATCGAAATTATCATATACCCATGCTGCTGTATTAACCCACTCATCTTCCTTAACAGATACCGTTACACTTGGTTTATGTTCACACCAATTTTTTGCATAGATATGCCACAAAGATAACTGTTTCCATGCTGCCATTTCATTTCTACAAATTGCCCCCTTTGGACTCTTTTGTGGAAATGAGAAGACAGTTGTGTGATTCGGTTTTGTTATATCCGGTTCGTTTGGAAATCCCTGTTTTTTCATCATCTTACAGAGGGGGTCTTTATTATCTGCTCTTACTGTCCGAATATAATAAGGACTATGACGGGCATGAATACCAGAAGCTGAGTCAACAAGTTGAGAAACCGTACCCGATGGTTTAACACAAGTAATTGCGGCCGCTCTATTGATTCCAAATTTAGTCGCCCACTCCTTGTTCGTTTCGACTGCAACTTGTCGTAATTGCTCCAAAATTTCAGGCAACTTTGTTTTTGATTTGGTTCCATTCGTAATACCATTATCCATTATTCCTGTAAGAGAAACTCCCAAAAGTCGTTCATCATCACAGTTTCTTCCCCACTCTCTTGAGAGATATTTAAAATTGGTGAGGGTGGATTGAAATGTTCCAAGGATAGTTGCGATACGAATTTTGTTTTGTAAAGTGTCGATAGTGTCATCTGGCCTGACAACGACTTCTGAGAGGTTGCAGAACTCCCGTGATCGAAGAATGATTTCAGAACAAGGGTTTGTACCAAAGTCGAATCTTGGATCTCGTCTAATAATGTAGTTGCCATCTGTATCCTTTTCTCTTGTATTTAAAGTTTCAGTATGTCTTTGAGCCGACATACTACTGTAAATTCCTCGTTCTCCAGATTTTGAATCATAGAGGGAAAGCCATTCTCGCATGAAAGTGCCAGTGTCTGGTTTTTCTTTATAATTAACCGAATTGTTTGCGAGTGATCTTTGAATATTGAGGGTGTTCCATTCTCCATGTTTGGCGAATCGCATTTCTCTGTCGTTGAGGTCAGAAAGACTGATAAGAGCACTCCTACGCACGCCACCAACAACAACAATCTCAGCAATTTTGCAAACAATGTCATGACATTCTATTGGTTTTAGTTTTCTTCCTATTGCCAATCTAAAAAGATTAATTGTAAACTTAAAAAGATCTACAAGGGGTCCCGGTCCAGAAGCTCTACCACCAAAAGTTTTAAGTGGTTCTCCAGCAGCACGAACTTTTGAAACATCCCATTTTGGAACATGCCCATTATACAAAAGTGATACAAGTTCTTTGAATGCTCTAGCCCATCCCAATTTTGAATCTGCTACAACAATTACCGTATCTGTATCATATAATTCTTCGGGAATCAATGGAAGTTTATTTGTATACTCTTCTTCTACTGAAAATCCAACACCAGTTCCATTCATCAAGACATAAAGGATTTCATCAAATGAACGAATGCTATCTACTTTTATATAGGAACAGTTATAACCAGCTACATTTTCCTTTCTCAATGCTTCCCCCGCAGTCATCAAACATCTCATAGAAGGCATAACATTTAAATTTAAAACTGCTTCTTCTAACTCTACTCGTTTACCATTATCCAACGTGTATTCGTGTTTTTCCTCTAGCCATTCAGTAAAAAAATCAAAATATCTTGAAACTGTTTCCTCCCATGTTTCCCTTCTCTTATTATCATAATCCCATCGTGCGTAACGGCTCAGATGAATAAACTGTTGATACTCAGTTGGTAATGCCATTTTTAATCTCCTATCTTTTCTAAAAATTCTGTTCGTTCTCGTTTTGATAATCCTTCAAGGGCAAACGCCTTACTCCCCGCCATCTCATACTTTAACACTTCCATTTCTTGTTTTGAAAAAGTCTTTGCCTCTAATACATAATCTTCAAATGCTTCACAACATAAAGGAAAATGTGGTACAACCATTTCATACATCGCCTTTGAATAATCTTGTATTTCTTGTTGAGCGTGTTTATCCATTCTCAATTTAATAACATGAAAAAAATTATGAAGATCTATTTTCCATATTACTTCAGTATAATTTGAAACAGGAAGAACAATTCTGGCCAACTCTCTTGTCAAATCTTGATTTAATAAAGTTTCATATGCAGTTGCTGCGCCATCAAAGATTCTATTCATTTCAAAATGAGCAAGGCCGCTGCCTTCTAAAACTTCTCCTCTTCCCTGTCTATTTGTTTCTGATTGTTTTTGTAGGTAGTCTCCTTCTGGTAGATAAAATTCGTTGCTCATTACAGAATATCGACCCGAATACTCATTAAGACTTGCTGTCCTATGTCTAACCAACTGGCGCATTACAAAAATAGGAAGTTTAATATGAAACTTTACTTCACACATCTCAAACGGTGAGGTGTGTTTGTGTCTCATTAAATATCTGATGAGGTTTCTAGTCTGACTGACTTTTCGGGTGCCTTCACCATAACTGATTCGGGCGGCATTTTCTACTTCTTCATCACTACCCATTATGTCCAGTAATTTTACAAATCCAAGATCATGCACTTCTATTTCATCAATCATCACACCCTTTTCCAATTGGTCATTTTCATTTTGGCTGATAAGTCTTGGTAGGTATTTTTATTTATTATACTCAAAATCTGGTTGGGTGTTTTTCCAGCCGTCACCATATCATTCAAATCCTTTTCCAAACCATCAGGCCAAATACAAATATTAAAACCATTCTCAATAATCGAATCCATTCTTTTAATAATTTCTTTGTTTCTTGGCTCATTATCAAATATGTAGGTAACATCGGAATTCAAGAAATCTTCATAAATATCATGTCTTTCGCTAACAAACGCATCCGCTCCAGCCATCGCAAGACAATTTGGCAGGAACATAGAATCAAACGGTCCCTCCACCACATAAGTTTTCTTCTTTGAATTCCATCTATCCAATCCAAATATCTTAGGAAAGTCCTCAATTAACTTAATGGTTATGTATCTCAAGTTA